CCCTACGCGATCCATCTCGAATATGGCACTGTGAACATGGCGGCGCGGCCCTTCCTGCGTCCGGCGGCAGAAGAAGCGGGCAAGCAGGCCACAAAGGTGATGGATGCCTACATCGCAGAGGCTCTCAGATGATGAGACGCTTTCCGTCCGCATCGGCTCTGGCGGCGTCACGGATGCATGGATTGACGAAGCAGCGCGGAAAATCGTCGTCGTTGGCTGGTGGGGCGAAAGCCGCGTCACGCCTTCCGAGCTTTCGTTTGAACGTGCCCGCCGCGACGGCGGTCTGCGGATAATCCACGCGGATGGCAGCGTCACTCCCGCTCGATGCATCGCGCGCGCTGATGGCCGCAGTCCGGGCGGCGCTTCTCGCGGATAGCCAACTTTCGGGCCTACTCGCCGGTCATAAGGTGCTTAATCAAGCACCATCCAGCCATGCAACGCCCTACATCTCGATCGCGGATCGTTCGAGCGACTGGTCGACCGCCACCGAAGACGGGCAAGCAATCGCCTTCGATCTCAACGTTTGGCATCAGCCCGATTCACTGACGCCGGAGACGGGCGTGATCCGCACGATCATGGCGCTCTGCCGGCAAGTGCTCCACACGGCGTCACTCTCGATGGAGGCGCCCTTCCATTGCGTGCAAATCCGCGTCGAGAACGAGATAGGCCCCTTTCGCGACCCTGATGGCGCGACGCTTCATGGCGTTGTTTCGTTGCGGGCGCTCGTCGACCACACCTGAATTCCCACGCCGCCGGGACACGCGCGGCAAGCCCTATAGGAGGCTTTGAACATGACCGCACAAGCCGGGCGCCTGTGGGCGCTCTCGATCCTCAGCAATGGCAGCTACGTGCCCGTCGCCGGGCTGCGCACGCGCAGCTTCAAGGCGGACAACACCAATGTCGACGTGACTACCGCGGACTCGCCAGGGCGTTGGCGGGAGCTTCTCGGAGGCGCCGGCATTCAGTCACTCGAAATCGACGCCTCTGGCATTTATCAGCAGGACGCGAGCGCGAAGTTGCTCTTTCAGGCGGCAACCACGTCGGCGATCCAGACGATGCGTCTCGTCACGCCAGGCATTCAGATCGATAGCAATTTCCTCGTCGACAACTACGAGGAGTCGGGCCCCTACAACGACGCGACGACATTCACGGCGAAGCTGATGTCGAGCGGGCAGCCGACGTTCACCTTCTCCTGATCACCAGCCCTGAAAGGACCAATTCAGTATGGCCGCTCTCACGCCACAATCGATCGCCGCCGCAGGCCTCACGCCAAGCTATTCTGCCGCGTCCTCTGGCGGCGATACGGTCGCAGCGCCGTCGGGCGACGAGCGGACGTTCCTTCACGTCAAGAACGGCGGCGGGTCCGCTCAGACCGTTACGATCAATCCTGTCTCACCTACTTCTGCGAAGGTTCCCGGAGTCGGACAGGTCGCCGTTCCGGCGATTTCCGTTTCGGTTCCTGCCGGCAGCGAGAAGATGATCGGCCCCATTCCGGCTGCTTATATCGATGCGACCGGCAACATAAACGTCGGCTATTCCGGCGTTACCTCGCTCACGATCGCCGCCCTTCGTCTGCCGGCGGCGTCACTGTAAGGAGGCGCGCATGGCTAATAAGGCCCGCGGCGTCGTCGCCGCGCAGATCGGCGACGAGACGCTCGAATTGGCGCTCGGCCTCGGCGCGCTCGCGGAGATCGAAGACGCGTTCGGCGTCGAATCTTTCGAGGAAGCGCTGAATTTCGGCGAGCAAGTCAGCGCGAAGAAGCTGCGGATGTTCATGACGGCGGTGCTCAAAGGCAACGAGGTCGAGATGACCCCGGAGCGGGCTAGGGCCGTTGCCATGATAACGCCTGGGCAATTCATGGAGTTCGTCGTTGTTCTGATGGAAGCCTCGGGGCTCAAGCGGGAAGGCGGGGCCACGGCGGCGGGGGAGGGCGCAGCAGCCCCTTTCGAGGCCACGAGCGCTGGCGAGCGTGGATGAGAATCGGCCTGGGTCATCTCAAGATGAGCCCGGCCGCATTCTGGCGCATGACGCTCCCCGAGTTTTTCGCGGCCTGCGACGGCTATCTCGAAAGCAAGGGCGCGCGAAAACCGGGCGCCGCTATCGGGCCGCCGACGCGGGAAGAGGTCACGGCACTGTTCAGACAGCTTGATGAAGAGGGGCGGCTAAGAAATGGCTGATGCTCTTGTCGGTTCGCTGACCTATCGGTTCCGCGCCGACACAAGCGACCTGCGCCGAGGGATGGAGGACACACAGGCGCAGCTGCGCGCCATTGCCGACCAGGCGCGCGCCGCTTCCACTGACATGCGCCGTGGGATGGAAGAATCGACGCGTGCCGTCGCTCTCACCCGCGCCGAAATGCTCAATCTCAACCGTCAGATTGCGGATATTGGCGTCTCCCTGGCCTCGGGTCAGTCGCCGTTCTTGGTCCTGATCCAACAGGGCGCACAGATAAAAGACATCTTCGACGCTAACGGGACGGGGCTTCGTGGCTTTGCATCGGCTCTTGCGTCCGTCTTTACGCCCGGACGTGTCGCTCTGGCAGCCGCGGCGGCAACGGCAGCGGCGCTTGGCGGCGGGGCTCACCAAGCATCGCAGGAACTCGCCGACATTGCCGACAAGGCGCGTCTTGCAGGCCTTTCCGTTCAGACCTTCCTTGGCGCGCAGGTTCTGGGCGCCAGAGTCGGCCTCGGTATCGACCAGGTGCGCGAGGCGCTGGTCAACGCCGGAAAGGAGTTCGAGGCGTTCAAGCGCAATGAAGGCGGCGTCAAAGATACTTTGGAGAAAATCGACGCGAGCTTTTTGGGCGTGGTCGACAAGGCGCGTAGCGCTGGTGAATTCATCGACATCGTAGGCAGGAAAATCCAGTCTCTCCCGACGACGGAGGGACGGCAGCTTGCCGAGCAATTGTTCGGAACTGAGGCGGGCCAGCGCTTTTTCGACATGATCCGCAACGGGGAGCTTTCGATGCGCAAGCTCGCCGAGACGGCGGGAGAGGGATCGAAGAACATCGACCAGGTGGCGGAAGCGTCTCGGAAAATGCAAACCGAGATTGCGGAGGCAGCGCGAATTTCCGACACGAAGCTGCTTGTCGCTTTCGGCCAACTCTCCGACCCTGTGTCGCTGCTGATCCTGAAATGGCAACAGCTGAAGGGCCTCGTTGCCGATGTGGCGTCGGCTATCCAGAAGGATTTCAAAGAGGCCTCTACGGCAGTCGATCGCGTTGTGGAAGCGCAGAAAGCGCTGTCACAACCCCATCAGACTGGCGGAGAGGCTGCGAGCAGCGTGTTCGATCGGATGCGCCGCGGTCAATCCTTCGGGCGTCTTATCCCGCTCGGTGACTCTGGCATTCCGGGAACTGAGGCGGCTGGCGAATCGCGCTCTCGTTATCAAGCGCGGGAAGATGCTGCGAAGGCTGCCCGTAGCGGAGGGAGCAAAGCGACAAAGGATGCCAAGGACGCTATCGCGGATTACATTAAGAGCCTGAAGGAGGCTGAAGACCTCGCCAAGGCGGACCTGGACACCTGGAAGCTCGGCAACGTCGAGAAGGCCAAGGCCGAAGCGCTGGTCAAGGCGGAGAACATCGCCCAGAAGGAAAAGCGCACACTCACCGATGCGCAGCGCAAGGACATCGAAGCAACGGCCGCCGCGACGGCGACTTACAAACAGAACATTGAAGACCTGCGGAAGAAACAGCAGGAGCTAAACGACGTCATGCGCCAGTTCGGCGACTTCGCCGCGAACGCGTTGCAGGATTTGGCGACGCGCGCTCGCTCGGCGCGCGATATTCTGTCGGACCTGATCAAGCTGCTGGGGTCGAACCTTTTGCGTGGCGCGCTCACCGGCGAGGGCATGTTCGGAAATTTGTTAGGCGGCGGGAGTGGCCAGAACGGTGGGCTCGGCGGCATTTTGGGAGCGATAGCGGGCGGCGTCACGAAGAACTTTGGGGGCTTCTTCGCCGAGGGCGGAAACCTCCCCGCCGGGCGTTGGGGCATCGTGGGCGAGAAAGGCCCGGAGCTGATCAGCGGCCCGGTCAACGTCACGCCGTTCAGGGCGCTTCCGCAGGCGTCAAAAAACCAAGCGCCCACGGCCGCCGGCCATACCTTCAACTTCCACTTCCCGGCCGGCACAGACGTGCAATCCTTCATGCGCTCGGAGGCGCAGATTTCAGCCATGGTGGCGCGGGCAATGGCGCGCGGGCAACGGAATCTCTGAGCCGTGCCGTCATTCCACGAAATCAGGTTCCCAACCGATGTCTCTCTCGGCGCGCGCGGGGGCCCCGAGCGACGCACAGATGTCGTGACGATGCGCTCGGGCGCCGAGGAGCGGAATTCGGTTTGGGCGGGATCACGGCGCAAATATAACGCCGGCTATGGGGTGAAAAGCTTCGCCCAGCTCGAGAAGGTGCTTGCGTTCTGGGAAGAGCGTCGTGGGCGGCTTTATGGCTTTCGGTGGAAGGATCGCCTCGACTGGAAGTCTTGCGCTTCCACCGCGGCGCCGGGACCCAACGACCAAGCCATCGGCATGGGCGACGGAACAGCGACGGCGTTTCAGCTCACGAAGACCTACGGCAGCGCATTCGCGCCATACACGCGGCAGATTCGCAAGCCCGTCGCCGGCTCGGTCCGCATTGCCGTCGCCGGCGTCGAGCAAACGGGCGGATGGAGCGTCGATACGGCGACAGGAATCGTGACGTTCTCGGCCGCGCCTGCCGGCGGCGCGGTCATCCGCGCTGCGTATGAGTTTGACGTGCCTGTGCGCTTTGACGCCGATTACCTCGAAGTGGATTACTCGCACTTCGAGGCCGGGCAGATTCCAAATATCCCCATCATCGAAATCAAGGTCTGATCCGGTGTGAAGACGCTTCCCGCCCCGCTTGCCGCCCATCTCAAAAGCGGCGCGACGACGATGGCCTATTGCTGGCGCGTGACGCGCCGCGACGGCGCGATCCTCGGCTTCACGGAGCACGACGAAAACGTCGTCTGCGACGGCACAACCTTCCAGGCGGTGACGGGGTTCACCGCCTCGCAAATTCAGACAAGCCTCGGGCTCTCGGTCGACAACTTCACCGCGAGCGGCGCCCTGTCTTCTGCCTCAATCACCGAGACGGATATCCTCGCGGGTCGCTACGATGATGCCACGCTCGAATTGTTATGGGTTAATTGGTCCGATCCGACGCAGTTCATCGTTGTCTCGAAGGGCCACCTCGGCGAGATCAAGCGCGCGGGGCTCGCCTTCACCGCCGAGTTCCGCTCGCTCGCCCACCGCCTCAATCAACGCATCGGCGTTTCTTTCGAACGTTCTTGCGGCGCCCAGCTCGGCGATGCGCGTTGCGGCGTCGACCTCGCCTTGCCGGCCTATTCGAGCGCAGCGACGATCATATCCGTCGACGGGGCGTTCTTCGCCGTCTCGGGCCTTTCATCTTACAAGCGCGGATGGTTCGATGGCGGCGCGCTGCAAAAAGCCGGCGATGCCTACGAGATCAGGACGCATATCGTCGAGCCGGACGGCTCGGCCATGCTGCAACTCTGGACAGCGCAGGGCGTGGCGATCGCGGCCGGCGATACGGTCGCAGTGAAAGCAGGCTGCGCCAAGAACTTCCCGACCTGCAAGAACAAATTTTCGAACGCCGCCAATTTTCGCGGCTTTCCGCATATTCCGCCGACGGACACGATTACGAGCTTCGCCCAACGTGGCGACGTGCGCAACACCGGCGGCTCGCTACTCGGAAACTGATATGCCCTCGCGCTCTGGAATCGTCGCGGCCGCCCTGCGCTGGGTCGGCACACCCTATCGCCATCAAGCCGCCGTGCGCGGCGCGGGCTGCGATTGCTTGGGGCTCGTGCGCGGCGTGTGGCGCGAGGTTTATGGCGCCGAGCCGGAAGCGCCGCCGCCTTATTCGCCCGATTGGGGCGAGGCGGGGCGCGTCGAGCATATTCTCGACGCGGCCGGGAGGCACATGACGTCGCTAGCGCTCGACGAGGCGGAGGCCGGCGACGTGATCGTCTTCAGGATGCGAGAGGATCGTATCGCAAAGCACATGGCGATCCTGTCGAGCGACGCGATGATGATCCATGCCCAGTCCAACGACTGCGTGCGCGAGATCGCCTTCGGGCCCTACTGGCGCCGCCACGCCGTCGCGGCCTTCGCCTTTCCAGACGTGGTGGGTTAAAAGTGGCCACGATGCTCTTCGGCGCCGTGGGCGGCGGCTCGCTCGTCAATTCCTTGCTCGGGACGGCGGCGGGGGTCGGGCTCAATTTCGCGGCCGGTCTGCTCGGGCGCAAATCGCACGCGCCCGCGGTGACGTGGAAGGTCACCTATGGCCAGCATGTCGAGGAAGTGCATGTCACCGGCGCGCAAGAGGGTGCGCCGATCCGCAAGCTTTGGGGCCGCGCGCGCCTCGGCGGTCAGGTGATCTGGGCCACGAATTTCTGGGAATATGACCAGTGGGTCACGACCTACACGCCCGCCGCGGCGGCGGGCGGCGGCCAGGGCAAGGGCGGCGGGGGTGGCGGGGGCGGAGGCGTCACCTGGCAGGCCAACACCACGGAAATCTGGCATGCGGGCGTCTCTTTCGCGGTCGCGTTTTGCGAAGGCGATGGCGGAACCTCGCTCGGCCGCGTTTGGGCGGACGGCAAGCTGCTCGATCTCACGCAATACACCTGGCGCTTTTACGACGGCTCTGAATCGCAGGACCCCGACCCGCTCATTGTCGCGAACGAGGGCGCTGCGCCGGCCTATCGCGGCATGTGCTATCTCGTTTTCGAGAATATGGTTCTCGATAAATTCGGCAATCGCATACCGCAGATCACCGCCGAGATTATCCGCCGCCCGGTCAGCGCCGGCGTCGACGATCTGACGCACAATCTGCGCTCGGTCTGCATCGTCCCCGGCACCACCGAATTCGGCTATGCGACGAGCGTCTACAGGGCGAGCGCCGCATTCGGGAATTGGAGCCCGGTCAATTCCAACGCCGAGGATTCCATCTCGGATTTTTCCGTCTCGCTCGATCAACTCGTCGGGATCAACGCCATCGCGACGGGCGGCGACTGGCGCTCGGCAAAGGGCGCGCTCGACATGCCCGATGCCGTATCCCTCGTCGTCGCGTGGTTCGGCGACGATTTGCGCGCCGGCAATTGCACGATCCGCCCGAAGGTCGAGGTCGCGCTAAAAAACACCTGGCCGGCCGATTGGGAGGTCGCGGGCTACACGCGCGCGGGCTATGCGTGGTTCGTTTTCCCAAACACCCGCGTGCCCTATGGCGGACCCGGCTCCTATCCTGGGCTCTGGGGCGCGCCAGCCGGCGTCGTCTCGCAGATCAATCCAGGCATCATGAATCCGGACGGCACGGGAGGCTCGGTCGCCTTTGGCGGCTCAACCATCCCGGCCTATGGCGGCACCCCCTCGGACTGGACGGTCATAGAGGCCATCCGCGAGATCAAGAGGCGCGGGCTACGCTGCGTTTTCTACCCCTTCGTCGCCATGGACATCCCGCCCGGCAACGCGAAGCCCGACCCCTATGGCGGAACCGAGCAAGCTGTTTTCCCATGGCGCGGACGCATCACCTGCCATCCTGCGCCGGGCCAGCCTGGCACGGTCGACAAGACGGCCGCCGCAGCGACGCAGATCGGCGCCTTTTTCGCGCAATACAACGCGATGGTTACCCATTATGCGAGCCTTTGTGTTCTCGCTGGCGGCGTCGACGCCTTCATCATCGGCTCGGAGCTTGCCGGGCTCACGCAAGTGCGATCGTCGCCGGGCGATGGCGACTATCCCGCCGTGGACGCGCTCAAATCGCTCGCCGCCAGCGTGCGGGCGATCGTCGGAGCCCATTGCAAGATCGGCTATGCGGCGGATTGGTCCGAATATCATTCACATCGTCCGGCGGACGGCACAGGCGACGTGATCTTCAACATGGACCCGCTGTGGTCCGATCCGAACATCGATTTCATCGGCATCGACAATTACATGCCGTTGTCGGATTGGCGCGACTCTGGCCCCAACGCCGACGCGGTCGCCGCCGCCTCGATCTACGATCACGCTTACCTCGCGCGTAACATCGAGGGCGGCGAATATTACGATTATTATTACGCTAGCAGCGCCGACCGAACCGCTCAGACCCGCACGCCGATCGTCGATACGGCCCATGGCGAGCATTGGGTGTTCCGGCAAAAGGACATGCGCAACTGGTGGAGCAGCGCCCATCACTCGCGCCCCGGTGGCGTGCGCAATGCGGCTGCGACCGCCTTCACGCCCGGATCGAAGCCAATTTGGTTTACCGAATTCGGCTGCCCCGCCGTCGACAAGGGGGCAAACCAGCCGAACGTCTTCGTCGACCCCAAGTCGAGCGAAAGCGCCTATCCTTACTTTTCCAACGGTAATCGCGACGACGCCATCCAGCGCGCCTTTCTCGAAACCACGCTCGCCTATTGGCGCGACAATGCGCCGACCATCGGCGCTATCAAGATGGTCGAGCCAACGAACATGTTCGCCTGGGCCTGGGACGCGCGGCCTTACCCTGATTTCCCGGCTCAAGGTGGGACATGGCGAGACGCGCCGAATTATCACCTCGGGCATTGGCTCAACGGGCGTCTGGACGAACCGCCGCTGGACTGGATACTCGGCGATTTGTGCGCCGCGGCCGGCGTCGACCGCTACGATACGTCGAGAATCCTGGGGCCCTCGACACTCGTGCCGGGCGTTGTTGCGGACGGGCCCATATCGCCGCGCGACCTGTTGGAGCAGATCGGCGACTCGCTGCAAATCGACGCCCATGAGAGCGGCGGGAGCCTGGTCTTTGCGTCGCGCGCACAAGCCGAAACGATCGCAATTTCCCTCGACGATCTCGTCATGGAGAGCGCGGAGGACGTCGGCTACTCGCTCTCCCGCGCGCAGGAGACGGACCTTCCCGGCGCGCTCACGCTCTCATTCGTCGACCCCTACCGCTCCTATGACGCGGGCTCGATCCGCGAGCGCAAGGGCGTTGGCAACTCGCAAAATGTCGCCTCGGTGAGCGCGCCGCTTATCCTTGATCCGGGCTACGCTAAGGCGCTCGCTCGCGCCATGCTCGCCCAGCTATGGCAGGCGCGTGATGCGGCGACCGTGAAGCTGCCGCCGTCATTCTCTCGCGTCGAGCCGGGCGATTGCATCGCTTTCGATGTCGGCGAGGCCGCGCCGCTCAATTTCCGCGTCAGTCGCGTCGATCGCGGCGACTTCCTCTCGCTCGAACTTGTTGGCTTCGATCCAGCCTCGGCGCGCTTCGGCTCCGCCTCGGCCGGCGCGGACGCGCTTTCCAAGCCCGCAAAGCGCGTCTTCGGGTCGCCGATCGTCGAAATTCTCGATCTGCCACTCGCGACCGGTAACGAGCCGCAGCCATGGGCCCCGCGCGTCGCCGCCTTCGCCTCGCCCTGGGCGCCGGTCAATGTCTATCGGACGGTGAGCGGCTCCAACACGCTGGTCGCGACCGTCACCGCCTCGACCATGATGGGCGAGATCGTCGACGGCGGTTTCTACTCCGGCCCGCGCTCTGTGTGGGATTACGGCAACGCTCTTTATGTCCAGTTCTACGGCGACGCTCAGCTCCTTTCGCAATCGGATGATCAGGTCTTCGACGGCGCCAACGCCGTGGCGGTCAAATCCTCTTCGGGTGATTGGGAGATCGTGCAATTCGCGCAAGCCGAGCTGCTCGCCACCAATAAATACAAGCTCTCCAAGCTCCTTCGCGCCCGGCAAGGCACGGAAGCCGGCATGGCCGATCCTGTCCCGATCGGCTCCCGCGTCGTCGTCTTGACCCCGGCGACGCTGGCGACGCTGGGAATCGGCGTCGACCAGATCGGCCAGGCGCTCACGCTGCGCATCGGCCCAGCGAGGGATGATCCCGGCGCGGCGAGCTATTTCGACTATGCGGTCACGCCCAAAGGCGTGGGCCTGCGGCCTTGGAGCGCCTCGCAACTCTCCGGCGCACGGCAAACCAGCGGAGATGTCGTTTTCTCCTGGGCGCGCCGCACGCGCTACGGCGGCGACGCTTGGGAACCACCTGATGTCCCGCTGAATGAGCAAAGCGAGGCCTATGACCTCGAAATCCTCGATTGGTCCGGCAATGTGTTGCGCTCTGTCTCGGGGCTGACGGCGCCAACTTGGATCTATGCGCTGGCCGATCAAACCACGGATTGGGGCGGCCCGCAGAACGCCTATCCCGTCCGCGTCTATCAGATTTCCGGACAGATCGGCCGCGGCCAGCCGGCTAAGGTCAATGTCGCTTTGTAAGGCAAATCATGACCAACACGCCTCACCTCGCGCTGCCCCTTATCGACCAGAACCAAGCCCAGAAGCACGTCACGCACAACGAGGCGCTGCGCGCGCTTGATGCGATCGTGCATCTTTCTGCGCTCGATGACTCGCTCTCGGCGCCGCCGGGCTCCCCCGCCGAAGGCGACCGCTATATCGTCGCCGCCTCGCCCACGGGCGCCTGGACAGGCAAGGGGGGCTATGTCGCGGCATGGCAGGATGGCGCATGGATGTTTTATGCGCCGCAGAAAGGCTGGCGCTGTTATATCGCGACCAAGACAAGCGTTTACGTCTATGACGGCGCGGCCTGGGCGTCGATTGTTTCCGAGCTGCAGAACCTCGAAAAGCTCGGCGTCGGCACGACGGCGGACGCGACCAATCCGCTGGCCGCCAAGCTCAATGCGGCCCTCTTTGCGGCGAAGAGCGTCGCCGAGGGCGGCAACGGCGACCTGCGATTCAAGCTCAACAAGGAGAGCGCGGCGAAAACGGTCTCGCAGCTCTACCAAACCAACTGGTCCGGTCGGGCGGAGGTCGGACTCGCGGGCGATGACAATTTCCACGTCAAGGTCTCCGCCGACGGCGCGAGCTGGAAAGAGGCGATCGTGGTGGACAGCGCCACCGGCGGCGTCGCCTTTCCGAGCGGCGGCCCGACCAAGATCATAGCCTTCTCGTCGAGTGGGACCTACGCGCCCTCGCCCGGCATGAAGTTCGTCGAGCTCATTCTCTTTAGCGGCGGCGGCGGGGGTGGCTCAGGGGCGGTCAACGCGGCAGGGGCGGCGGCGTCCGGAGGCGCGGGCGGCGGCGCGGGCGGAATGGCCTATGGTCAATTTACCGCCGCGCAAATCGGCGCGTCGCAGACTGTGACGATCGGCGCCGGCGGGACGGGCGGGGCCGCCATATCGACGAACGCGACCGCAGGCAATGCGGGCGGCGCGGGAGGAGCAACCTCGGTCGGAACGCTGCTTAAAGTGTTTGGCGGCGGCGGCGGCGCGGGCGGCGGCCTTGCCGTCGCTTCTGGCGGCGGCGGCGGCGGCTGTGCTTTCGCTACAGCAACGTCGGGCTCCGGCGCGACTGCCGGCGTATCGTCTTTCGGCGTGGCGAACGGCGGCGCTGGAGCCGGAGCAGCCAACGTCTCGGCCATATACTTTGGCTCCGGCGGTGGCGGCGCGCCTGCCACAGGCGGCCCGGGAACGGCCGGGGGCATCTGCTATCTGGGCGCTTCTGGCGGCGGTTCTGGCGGCGGGCTTACCACAGGCAACGCGACGTCTGCCGGAGGTGGAGGCGGACAGCAAGTCGTCGGCGGCGTCCTGTTTTTAGCGGCCGGCGGCGCAGCCGGTGCGGCCGGCGGCACGGGCTCAACTTTTGTTGCTAGCGGCAATCTTCGACAGGCCGGCGGCGGCGGCGGCGGCGGCGGCTCCAGTCTTACGACCGCTGGCATGGGCGGCGCGGGTGGCCTTGGCGGCGGCGGGGGTGGCGGCGGCGGGGCCGCGCAGAACGGCGGAACCAGCGGCAGAGGCGGCGACGGCGGCGCTGGCTACGCAGTCATTATCGAGTATTTCTAAAGGGGCGGTCATGTCGAAAAGATACGCGCTCGTGCGAGACGCTGATGGGATCGTCGAGAATGTGATCCTGGCGGAGGACAATTATGTGCATCATGAAGACGGCGTAACCGCCGTTCCTGACGATGGCCAAGCGGCGGTCGGCGGAAAATGGGACGGCGCGGATTTTTCGCCGCCGCCTCCCGAGCCGCCGCCTGTTCCTGAGAAGATCGAAATGTGGCGCGCCCGCGCCGTGCTGGATCAGCAGGGCGCGCTGGCGCGGGCTGACCAAACGGCCGCGAGCGCCGGACCTGTGATCTCCGCGTTCTGGAAGGCCGCGACCGAAATCCAGCGCGACTCGCCGACGCTCAATGCTTTCGCCGCGCAAATCGGCCTCGACGCGGCCGCGCTCGATGATCTCTTCCGCGCAGCAGCGGCGCTGACCGTCTAACCCATCCCCCCAGCCAACCGAAGCCGCCGACCCGCGCCCATGCGCGGGAATGATGGCGCATGCCTGAAAGGAGAGCACGCATGAAAATGAGCGCAGGAGGCCGCGCGCTGCTGATCCAGCGCGAGGGCTTCAGGACGAAGGCCTATCGAGACACGGTCGGCGTCTGGACGATCGGCGTCGGACACACGTCTGCCGCTGGCGCACCGAACGTGACGCCGGGCCTCGTCGTC